CCCTTAATGGACGGTACTGAGTTAATCACCAATCAGTTAATGCTCATTCGCGAATTGGCTATTAAGAACATGCTGACGACGTCTGGTAGCTATGCTAGCGGCCACAGCACGACTTTATCGGGCACTTCGCAGTGGAATGATTACACTAACTCGACTCCTATCTATGACGTGAAGACCGCTCGCACGACTGTGCACGGTAAGATCTTCATGGATCCGAATCTCATGTGCATTCCGTACGAAGTGATGACCACTCTGGAGAATCACCCGCAGATTATTGACCGCATTAAGTATTCGGAGCGAGGCATTCTTACTCCGGAGATTATTTCGGCCTTCTTCGGTGGCGTGCAGATCCTCGTGCCTGGCGCTGGCTATAACAGTGCTAACCCTGCTCAGACGGCCGCTCTCGGCTACATCTGGGGCAAGGATGTCTTCACTGCTTACGTGCCCGCATCGCCCGGTCTTAAGACTCCGGCTTTCGGTTACGAGTTTGTCTGGAGCTACCCGAGTGGTGGTCCTATGGTGACTGAGCGTTGGACTGAGATTGCTCGTAAGAGCGAGATCGTCCGTGTCAGCCGTCGTTACGACCTTAAGTTCGTGGCTAAGGACACCTCGGACAAGGCAGTGGCTGGTTATATCATCAAGGCCGCAGTGGCCTGATAGGAGATAACAATGTCTTACGCACTCACTAATATTAAGCACGATGGTGAAACTATCGCAGCTGGTACTAAGATTACCGATCAGCTTCCGGAAGAGGTTATTGCAACCTTAACTGAAGTTGGTGCTATCGGGGAGGCCCCAATCCTTGATGCGCCTAGTGCTTCTGCTCTTATCGCTGAACGCGATGCAGAGATTGCAGAATTAAAGGCTCAGCTCGGTGAGGCTGACGACGACGCTGAGGATGAATGATGTCTTGGCTCGATGAATCAGATGTGCAGACTTGGCTCGAAGGAACTAAGTTGCCAGTTGAATACATCGAGCCAGGCATCGAAACTCAGTGTAAAGATCGGATCTTCGGAGTATTAGCTGCCCGATATAATACCGCCGTTTGGACTTCAAGAACCTCTTCCCCTGCTCTTGTAGTGCAACTCGTAGCCATGAGTTATGCAGCAGTATTATATCGGCGGCAATACTCCGAAGATCTAGATACCACACCCGCGTGGCCCCAATGGTTAGAATCAAGTGTTACTAATTCTCTTTCGAGTATTATGGCAGGCGATATGGACCTATTGGACTCAGCCGCTAAAGATAATGAAATTAATAATCCGCAGCATCCAGTCTTTTATCCGACAGATGCTTCTGATTTAGATGACCCACGAGCCTTCACTATGGGGAAGGTTTTTTAATGCCTAAGCTGTTTGGAAATACTGTCTTAAGTGGTAATCTCTTAGGAGCTGGCCAAGCTGCTGGTATGGGTTTTTCTGTTACTACAGATCCTTCGCCTGTCTTATTAGTTGAACAATTTAATAAGCTAGGATTAGACATTAGATCTTTTAGAGAGCCGCTGCATGCAGCTGTTAAAGAAGTTATTGCGCCTTCTCTAGTTAAGAACTTTACTGTCGGTGGACGTCCTAAGTGGCGTCCCTTAGCTTTGGTAACTATTGCAGCCAAGGCTCGACAAGAAGGGCTGCCTCGCGTATTAGCACAGCAGCCTCTTATTCGCACAGGCCTTCTTAAGAAGCGTGCTGGACAAATTAATCTTTGGAATATTAATGGTATTGAAGGGTATGCTACTCTTCAATTACAGTCTGATGTGCAGTATGGCAACATTCATCAGAGTGGCGCAGGGTCAGAAAATATTTTACATATTAAGACAACTAATCGTTGGACTGGCCGAGAATACATGAAAGAGCAGAATGATACGCCAGGCTGGGTGCCTCAGCGTATCTGGGCAATTATCCAGCCTGAAGATATGAAGAAGATTGAAAAAGTTTTCGAGCGCTGGCTTAAGCAAAGATTTATGGCTGCAGGATTTAGGCCATGACTGATTCTACTAATGCTATTGTACAGTATGTCTTAATGCGCCTTAGATCGGCTGCTGAAGGTTTAGGCTTACAAGGAGTATGGCTGGGCGATCAGAATTTAATGCCTACTACGCCTAACGCTTGTGTTATTCCTGGCCCGACTAATATTGAATTAGCCGGAGCGAATCGTTACTCACAATGGACTTTTGAAGTATTCGTTTTAGTCTATCATGGTAAGATTCAAGAGACGCAACAAGCTGAAGAAGAATGTATGCAGTTAGCAGAAGCGCTTACACTCTTTTTGAATAAGCTTATTTCGTGCAAAGGTCTTTTAGTACATAGTATGGTGACAGCTATCGAGCCAGGCTATTCTGAAAGAAATAATGCCATGTATCGAACATCTAGAATTACCTTACAAGGGTATTCACGGATCACTCTGCCTTTGGAGGAAGAGTAATGGGTAAATCAAAGCAAGTCGATCTGTTGGTACCCTATATGCCAGCAGATCTTATCGTTGAAGTGGCAGGCGAAGGTGCTTGCTATAACGACGGTAGTCCTTTAACGGCCTCAGCCGTTACCGCACCCGTCCAGGAAGTCGCTCCGCCGGCTCCTGTGGAAGTTACAATGGAGGTTAACTAATGTCTGGTTTAGGTACTCATGCATCCGGTTTTATCGGGATTGCTTTTGAAACTACCTATGGTACTTGGGTGACTCCTACTCGATTCTTCCCTATCAAGAGTGAATCGATGTCAGAGAGTCACGATAATCAGAAGCGTCGATTGATCCGAGGCTTGGCTGATAACTTAGGTCATGTTCTTGGCCCAAGCACTGTTGCAGGTGATATCACTTGTGAACTGTTAGAAGATGTCTTACCTTATTTCTTATACTGCAGTCGTAATACTGTTGTTAAGACTGGTACGGGCCCTTACGTGTATACTACGACGCCTGCTCACTGGGGATCGGCTGATCAGTTGCCTACCGGTAAGAAGGGCTTGTCGATCACTGTTGTTAAGAATGGCGAAGTGTTTGGCTTCAGCGGTTGTGTACTCAGTGCCTTAGAAGTGAACGTTGATAATAACATTCCTTATATGAAGCTAAGCGTAGTGGGCAAGCAAGAAGCTTCACAAACCTTACCTACTTATACGGCAGTGTCGACTGATATTCCTTATAACGCTTCGCAGTATTCAATTGAAATTCCTACGACGACTCAGGTGTTCGATATTACGAACTTTACCTTTACGGTTAACGATAATGCAGAGACGCAATTCCGTTTGGCCAATACTTTGACTCCGCAGTGGGTTAAGTTAGGCGCTCGTGAAGTCACCTTAAACGTTGAGCGCGACTTTTCGGCACGTACTGAGTGGGATTCATTTAAGGCTTTAACTGCACAATCGGTTTCAGTTAAGTGCACTAAGAGCGCCAGCGCTAGCGTAGCTATTAAGTTGCCTAACGCTATTCGTGATACCCATGATATTGACGGTCTGTCAGATCAAGGTGCTGCCACGATGCAACAGATCACCTGGATGGGTGATTACGATACTACGACGTCAAAGTCGTATGAAGTTATCGTAACCTGCAATACCAATATTCCCTAATTGAAAGGATAGTTAGATGCCCCGAGCTACTAACAATATCGATGATACTAATCGTCTTCAGCTTAAGACATGTGCAGGAGGCTTTGTCGTTTTGCGCCGACTGACTTATGGTCAGTATCTTAAGCGTCAAGGTATGGCTATGGAAATGCAGATGGCTACTAATTCAGCCACTAAGCAAAGCACCATGGACATTCAAATGGCTCAGACAAAGGTCGCAGAGTTTGACTTTGCGAATTGCATTGTTGAGCATAACTTGGAAGATGATAACGGTAACTTACTTGACTTTAAGGCAGCTTTCACTTTGCAGCTTTTAGATCCGCGCGTTGGTCAAGAGATCGGCGACGCGATCGATGCAATGAATAATTTTGAGGGTGACCTGGGAAACTAAGATCCGCCATTGAGCGTGTAGTCCTCGGAGGAAAGGTATCTGAGGACTACCGCTCGCAGGCGGAGATTTTTGTTAATCTAGCAGGCATGAGTGAGTTACTCGGAGTCTTGCCTCAAGCAGGAGGACTACTTGATCAGGACTCTTATACATTGTTCGGATTGCAATTCGCTTTAGTCGCTCGTGCAGAGAAGGCTAAAAGGGATTCTGAAAGAGAAAGCAAAAAATAATGCCTTTCGGAACTCGTGACGTATTACTAGTTATCCGTGCGAGAGATCAGGCATCACGTATCGTTCGAGACGTTGGCCGATCTTTTGGCGGTATTACAACTGCATCACAGCAAGCTGGCATCTCTATGATGGCTATGGGTGGGGCTTTAATGGGCCTCGGTACCATGATTGCTGGTGTAGGTTTAAAAGGCCTTTCTGTTGCTAAAGGCTGGATCAACACTTCAATGGAGTTTAATAAGCAGGCAGCGCTTACTCTAACTCAAGTTGATCAAACAGGCGTAAAGC